GATATGGTAAACGATTGGCTGTACTCAAAAGACGCCAAGCGTATCCTTCGCAAGATCTGCTACATTAATCCCGACGACAACGAAATTTATTCGCTCCCCGCAAAGCACAAACCGACGCCTGAAAACTTGGATAGGCTCAGAGCTTCCAACTGGTGGCGCGACGATTTCTTATTGCTGAACGCCTTCGATAGAGATACCGCAATCAATATGATTGTCGATAACCTCAAAGGCCACTAGTTGTTAGACAATTGCCCACTTTCCCAAGTGGGCTTTTGTGTACCAACCAACCCCAGAGGAAACCATGAAAGTACAAAGTGAAAACAACGTCAGCTATACCGCCGACACTCCCGACGAAGACGAAGCGATTATTCAACACGCTATCGAAATCATCAAACTAAAACGATTCAAGCGCGACAGCGATCCGCTGCAATCACCGGGTGACGTTCGCCGTTACCTGCAAGTATTACTAGGCCACCATGAATCCGAAGTGTTCGGCCTGCTCACAATGGATAACCGTAACCGCGTGATCCACTTCCACGAAATGTTTCGTGGGACCGTCGACGCCGCAAGCGTCTACCCCCGTGAAATCGTCAAGCAAGCGCTAGCCGACAATGCCGCCGCTGTAATCCTGACCCACAACCATCCGTCAGGCGTGACCAATCCGTCAGGCGCCGATGAGCGCATAACTCGCGATATCCGGGACGCGCTGGCACTGGTCGATATTCGCGTACTGGACCATTTCATTATCGGCTCAGACGTGTACAGCTTCGCCGAACACGGGCTTTTGTAAAAAGCCTGGATTTTCAAAATTGAAATTGGCCGCACCCTGGCCATCAACTCAGAGGAAACCAAACCATGAAACAATTCAAAGTAACCGCAACGATGGAAATAGATCTTTACCTGATCGTCGCGGCCGAATCCGCCGAGGACGCAATGGAAATCGCACGAGATATGCCCGAAGAATTCCACGAGGAAAACGACGGAATGTCAGGCGACTTTCGCATTGACGATGCTTACGAATACGAGGATGAAGACAATGAGTAATCCCTACCAAGAAATGATCAACAAGCTTTGCGAGTTCGAGCAACAACTGGGCCGCGACATTCTCGACGCGCTCGACGAGGCCGAAAAAGAGAACGAAGCCATTTATGAACGCGCCCCGCGACACATACAAAAGCGACCCGTCTATCCCGAGGATGCTTGCCCTGAAATCGACGAGGCCCGACACGCACTCGACGAGGCAATAATGGCCTTGCGACAACTGGAGATTGACTAACATGGCTATCAAACTCGAAAACTGGAAAAACAATATCCCCGCAATCGAATACACCTATTACGAGAACCCGAAAAAGTTCAAGGTCGACTACGGCCCGAACCGGGGCTATCACATATTCGACACCGAGGCCGAAGCCCTTGCCGCGCTGGACGAATGGCTCGACAACCATATGCACACCCTGATAAAACGCTTGGATGCGCTAGCCGCGCTCAAGCGCAAAACTCAGAAACGGATCCTAGAGGTATCGCCATGAAAACCATTCACCGCATCGCCGAGAATCTGGCATTGTTTGCCCTATTCCTCTGGGGCATCACCATCGTTTGGAATGGCTGCGCAAAAATAGCTAAAATGCTCTTCGCGTAACTGCGCAAAAATTCCAAAACGACCTTTAACCCCGCCTTTGCGGGGTTTCTTTTTTGAAAAGGGCGCAGGGCGCACCCTGAACATAGAGTATAGATATAGATACATATATGTAACTATATTAAAAACATTCTCGTCTATTAGGGTGCGCCTGCGCCCTGAACGGCTGTAAGCCGCACGGCTATTAGCTTTGCGCTAGGGCGCACTAGGGCGCACCCAGTGCGCCTTTTTAACGGTTTTCGCTGCGGATTTCTTCCAATTCTCAGAACAAACTGGAAATATTCGTATCTTCGCCCTCAGGTGGACCGTTTAGCAATATTTCCGCACGGGCCTCTGAGGCTAGGGTGCGCCCTGAACGCCTTTCCCAATGGTCGAAGTTCTTAACGATCCAAACACGGTAATTAACGCCGTCGATTTTGATCGTTTTCTTTCCTAATGCCGATATTCGCCGTCCGTGTTCGCTCAATAGCTTGATAATGGCGCCTTCAAAATTCTGCGGTACGTCGAGGTTGTCGTTAAACCGCGTGATGTTCGCGAACGACCGCCATTGCTGCGGGGTACACAGGTCGCCCTTGCACTGGTCGACGAAGTCTTTCCAGATCACGTCCATATCGCTGGTCGATGCGTCGATCATGGATTGCTTGGCCGGGGTTAATGGTGGATCGCCGAACGGGTCGTAATGGCTTTTTAATGCCAGGTCGAGCATCCAGGCGTGTAATGCCGATATATTCTCGGGGCGGTCCATCCATTCATAGATTCGGGCCTGGAGCTGGTCCGGAGCCTGGGTGAGCCGTTGTTCGGTGTTGCGAATGACGATCAGGCGGCGGTCGCCTTCGGGGATGGCGAACGCGTCGGCGTGGTTGGAGCAGATCAGCAGGCTCGCGTAGACGTGTTGAAAGGCGTTCTGGCCGTACTTGCGCTTGATGTGAACCTTGGCAACCCGAGTATCGCAAACGGTTTTCATGCGCTCGTAGGCAATGTGTTTGACCTGATAGCGCGTTCGGTCCTCGCGCTCTTCTAATGCCTCGGGCACTTCGACGATGAGTGAGTCCGCGAGGAAATCGTTAAACTCGGCCTGACCGCCCCGTCCGACGAGCTGGCCCAGTTCAACCTGATTCACGTATTGATGTCCAAACAGGCGTTTCAGAATATCCATCCATGTACCCCGGCCCGTGCCGAAGGTCGGCGTGGTCATTACCAGCCCGTGCATTCGATACTCGGGGTGCGCGACCTTGGTAGCATGCCAGTCCAGGAAGATTTTGCGGTCGTCTGGATCCGGAACTAAATGGTGAATGAACTCCAGGCAGGTCACCGCCTCGCCGTTCGTGTCGATGTGTAATGGTGGATTGTAGGTGTTGAAGATCGAAAGGTTGCCCTCGCGCACAATGGCTCTATCCGGCTCATCAGGGCGTAGCTCAACCACGTCAGCGCGTACCGTGTCGGGGTGTTTCTTCCAGATTTCAACCGCCTCGGCCATCTTCGTGTCCTTTTTCATCTGGATGGGAATCATCAAATTGCTGTTTTTGAGGCGAAACTTGGAATATTCCCATTTGTATTCAGGCCGGTCGATCATGCGGACCGTGCCGTCAGCGATCAGCACGTAGTCGCTGAGCAAGCCTTCTAATGGCTTTTCAAACAACCCTGGTCCTTCCGGTGGCTCGAGGTCATCAAGCTGGCCTTCAACCACGGGTTCATAATGGGCAGTGTCGCGCGCGAAGTCATACGCCATGAGCCGGCCCGAGCCGTTCGCCTTGTAGAAATGCACGGCGCTGCTATCGCCAAACGAGCCATCCTCGCGGATGATGTTGCCCCAGACGCCCTTTTCATCCAGACTTTCCTTGAGCTTGCCCCAACTCATGCTAATGCCGTTGTTGTGCAGGCCGATCTGAAAGTCGTCGGTTAGATCGTGCTCTTCGTCTGCCAGGTCACGGCGCATGCCGCCGGGCGCCTCGAGAATCAGCAAACGCTGCTCGAAAAACTCGGTGACGTCTTCTAATGCTTTGTGAGCGGATTCAGCGGTAACCTCAGGTAAGTCACCGTATGGGGTGTTTTCTGGGGTATAGTCGTCCAACCACTCATACGATGATCCGGTTCCAGGATGAATACCGAACGCGGCAAATTGACGTTTCCGACTAGTGAGAACTTCGACCATGTGACCGGAAAACTTGCCGGTGCGCATAGACCGCATTGATTCACCGCCCAATCGATAAAGTAACAGGCGTTTCGGCCATTGGCCCACTCGACAAAGATTTGTTCGGCCCACTCTTCGGGTAATGATTCGCTCGCACTCATCGGCTAGTTCCTCGTCGTAAACGTCAATGTCGAAAGCCACCAGGCCATCGCATCGAATGCCGGTATTGGCATACTTACTGACGCGTTCAAATTTGGCAAGCCAATCGGCGTCGATATCGGCCGTTGACCAGCCTTTAATGCGGATTCCTTTGTCGAGTAGTGGTAAGGGGTTATAGCCGTTGTGTAGCAGGGTGTTGCGCAGTTGGGTACGTTGTGTGCTATTATTCTTCACGACTGATAGTTCTCCTATATTGGTAGCGGTGCGATTCAGGTCGTTTGATTGGTTTCATCCCTGAGTCAAGTCAGTTAAAACCCCGCCCGTCCGTGGCGGGGTTTTTCATTTTATAGGAACCACAGGCCCACGTAAAAGCCGATCACAATGCTGAGGGCAAAAAGCAGGGCTTGCCAGCTCGGCGATCCGAACGCCTGGGACAGCGCGAACCAGTGACGCTTATTCACCCAGCCGTTCCTGGGTTACGCCGCACAATCTGCAGATCAGCTTTCTATCACTCATTCGGGTCCAATCGTGTTGGCATTTCGGCCCGTTGACCTGTCGCTCGATGTCCTGCATTTTTACAGCGCACTTTAATGTGTGGTGGCCGTCCGTCAAGCCGCATTCAGGGCAGATTTTGACCCGCCGCCCATCCTCTTCAACATAGGATTCTTTCCATTTTAGCCCGACAAAGGATTCACCCAAGCGCTTTTCGACAAGCGTGGCGTAGCCGGCGATGTCATGCCAGCTATCAGCGTAGTTCGGGTCACCGTTTAAGATGCGTGCGATCTTGTGCGCGATCATATCGAGCGCTTCTTTCTGGTCGGCTTCCAGGCGGTCCCAGTTTGGCGTTTGATACAGGGCTTGTTTAATGGTTTGGGCAATCATTCCATGATCGCGAAATTCACCGTAACGCTTGCCGCGTTCGGTCAGGGTATCGTCAATGCTCATCGTTGTTTGTCCTCTTAGTCTACGCCTTCGGCAAAGTCGATAGCCATTTGCCTGGCGTCGTCCAGTGTCTTGGCGACCCACTCCCCACGGCCCCATTCTTTCGGGTATTCCTGGAAAGAACTGCTGGACGTGCCGTGTAATTGCTTGTTCGGGACGCTGTCATTATAAGTCCACGTCACCTCGACGCCTTGACGGCCGTCTTCTGTTTTATAGTGAACGCCATAGCATTCAGTGTGCGCATCCCGGTCATACCAGAAGTTGATCATGTAACGCAAAAAATCGTCTTCATCTAGCGGGCTGTAAGCACAATCGCCAAACTTCACTTCGCTGCCAATGGTGAATCCGCAGATCGCGCGGTGCGACCAGCCATACCATTTTTGTTCCACCGGATCGAAACCAATGCTGGCCGTGCGGTATTCAACGCCTTCGTCGTTGCCTGGGCGACGGCCGAGTTGCTGGACAATGTTGAGGTCGGCTAAAAACTGCATGCCTTCTTCCATACCAACACGCCCTAGATAGGAATCATCGTATCGGGTCAGGTAAATCTTGCCGTCGTCATCCTCAATAGGGCTGTCTTGTACATAGGCCATACGGTTGAGAAACTCTTTTACGTCAGCTTTTTGCTTTTCGGGTTTTTCATCATTCATTTGATTATTCTCGCGAGTCGGTCCACATACTCTATTCGGGCGCCAATCCAGCGCACGACGGGAACGGCCATCGAATTACCTAGGGCTTTGTATCGATGCCCGTCGGGGCAGTTCTCCGCCGGCTTGTTGCGCCACGGTATGCGGGTGTATTCATCGGGAAATCCCATCAAGCGTTCGCACTCGACGGGGGTGAGTCGGCGCACGCTCATGTTTTGCATGACGCCATCATGACGGCCACCTTCGCCGCCACGGGTTAAATTGGGCATTTGCTCGATGTGAGCGTTTAGCTCTTCGTTCCATGCAATGGCGTTTTCACCGCCCTGGTTGCGCCCTAACGGGTGTGCGAGCTCGAGATTTATATCCGGATCCTGCGTACCGTGAACGGATAATACTACGTCGGTGAATCGTCGCTGGTGATCGCGTTCCTTAATTGGGCTGACGGCCGTGTCCGACATCTTGTATTCGCCGAACGCCTGGAACTGAGCGACGAGGTGATTGGCTCGGGCTTCGTCGGGTCCTGGGCCGGTTCCTGCGTGTCGGGTGAGGGTTCCGGCGATAAGATGGCTGTGCCCGTGGTTAAGGTCCTGTCCGCTGGTTCCGTGAAGTCGTCCGTAACTTGCATCAAGGCTTGATACAGCGGCTCCGGTAGTTTCTTCCCTCGTTTCGAGGCTCGGCGCAGGATGCCCCTGCAAGCTGTGGCGCTCAAATAAAACCGCTGCGGGATAGGCTGCGTTTCGAGAATGTGCGACAACAAAGACACGACGCCGGCGCTGTGGAACTCCGAAGTATTGAGCGTCCAACACTCGGTAGGCGAACCCATACCCGAGTTCAGCCAGCGCCCCGAGGAAGGAACCAAAATCCCTGCCTTTGTCGGACGACAAGACGCCTGGGACGTTTTCCCAGACGATCCAAGTAGGTTCCAGTTTTCGGACAGTATTGATAAACCCGAGTGTGAGATTACCGCGCGGATCGTCCAAGCCGCCTCTGAGGCCGGCAACGCTAAAAGACTGGCAAGGCGTGCCGCCGACAAGCAAGTCGATTTTTCCATATTGATTCTTCTCTATTGTGGTGAAATCCCCGTGCAAGGGTACGTCGGGGTAGTGGTGCTGTAGCAGCGCGCGCGGGAACTTTTCTATCTCCGAAAAGAAAGCGGGCGCCCATCCTAGAGGCGCCCAAGCTACGGTCGCGGCCTCAAGGCCGCTGCACACGCTGCCGTAGATCATAAAACGATCATGGACGCGACCCAAAGGGCGACGCAAACTAAACCAGCGCCCATAAACATGCCTGATAAAAAGCCCAGTTTAAACATGTTCCAACCGGTTTTACGCATATCTTCGGTAATTTCGTCGATGGTTTTTGCCATCGGTCGGCGTACTTCGTAATCTCTAACAGTATTCATAATGGTTTCCTCAGTTAATTAATTAAGTGTTACATATTGCTGTATTATGTGCATCATGGTACAGTAAGCGCTCAATCAACGCAAGAGGATATTTTAATGGCAAAATCAGGCCGCCCCGGCCGTGACCAGGCAGAGGTTAAAAGGGTCATGCTGCGCATGGGATCCGACTACGTGAAAAAGCTGGATATGCTGTGCAAGCGTAACGCTCGATCGAGGCGTGAAATCGTCGAATTTTTGATCGATGACGCCCACTACGAGGCAAAAGCGGACCCCGATGCCAGGATTACGCCGCTGTGATCGTTCCTATTAATGGTGACGACCAGGAAACGCTGCAATTCATCGATCACGGCGTAATGGCTTGTATCGTTGTTGGCGGAGTGGCAAACGGTTTGCTGATCCAGCAAATGAAATCGGATGCCGAGCGCGTTCAGCTCGGTCAGCCGTCGCACGTGAAACCGCTGGAATCAGCAAACCAGGATAAACCTGAAATCGCAAAGGACGTTGACGTTTACAACGTCTTTAAAATGTACCTGCCACTCGAAGGCAATCGCGTTGTACCGTTTGGACTCGCCATTATCGACGGGCAAACGCCTGCCTGGGCGATGTCGAATATTACGATTGGCTTCGTCAAACAGGCCGCAGAAGAATTACTATCGGAGAACTTTATCAAATGAACCTGCACGAACACCGTGAGCGCCATAAAGAATTGCACAAAGCATTCGACGAATTGTTAGCCGATTTTATTTATCACTCGAAGGACGGCATCGTTTTGAGCAAACCGATCAGCGAATTAATGGACTGGTCGAATAGCCAATGCAAACACCCGACCCCACAACCCGGAGACTCGCACGAATGACAAACCTTGAACATTCCAATGTAGTCGGCGGCTCGACCGCCCGAAAGCGCTTGCACTGCGCGGCCAGCTATCAGCTTGAGCTAAACGTGCCAGAACCCCCCACATCTGATTTTGCTGCGCGCGGCTCGATGCTCCACGCGGCGATGGAATTACTGTTAACCGCGGACCCGCGTTCGCCGAAAGACGTGGAAGCCGTGCTGGACGAACTCGAAGGGCAGGACTTAGGTTTTGAAGGCCACGAAATCACCCGTGAGCTAATCGACGACAAATTACGTCCTGCGCTCGATGCGTGGTTCCGCCTGGATAAAGAATTTGGTTTCGTCGACTTCTGGCTGGAACAACGCCTATCGCTCGAAGCGATCATCGAAGGGGCATTCGGTACGGGCGACGTGATCGCGCTGGACAAGCACGACACAGTACATAATCTCGATTGGAAGTTTGGCGACGGTGTGCCCGTCGATGTCGAAGAAAACGAATCGATGGCCTTTTACGGCGGTGGTGTACTGCACGACCCCGAGGACGAAATGCTCGAACTGCGACGCCATCTGGACGTAGCCCACGGCGAGGCGCCAATACCGTTCATGTTCCACATTGTCCAGCCCCGGGCAGGTTTCGACGACGACCCGTTGCAATCCTGGGCCACGGACGAAGACTGGATCGAATCGTTCCTGGACCAGCTCGCCGAGGCTGTCGACCGTGCGCGGTTGCCCGATCCGCAGCCGAAAACCGGCGACTGGTGTAAATGGTGCCGCGCGAAATCGGTTTGCCCTGCGCAGCAACAACTCGTTTTGGCGACGGAAAAGAAGAACCCGGAGATTATGACTGGCGTCGAGCTCGCCGAGTGTTTGGCGATGGCTGACCGTGCCTACGAATGGGCGAACGAGATTTACGCGGTTGCCCTGCGTGAACTCGAGAACGGTGCCCAGGTTCCCGGCTGGAAGCTGGTACAGAAACGTGCGACGCGTAAATGGACCGACGAGGATGCGGTGGTCGAGATTTGCCGCAAGTCCAAGGTCAAGGTCGACGATATGTACAACCGGAAACTGAAATCGCCGGCGCAGCTCGAGAAGTCGGCAAAGAATGTGTTTGCCAAGAAGCTGCACAAAATGGTACATTCAGTCTCGTCAGGGGTGACGATTGCGCCCGAGTCTGACAAACGACCAGCGATAACCGATCCAATGGCGCTATTGGCGGAAACGCTGGAAATATCAAAGTAAGCGAATGTAAGCGGAGTATCTAAATGAACGACATTGCTAAATTCAAAAGCGGCAGCGTGCCGCAAACTTCTGACGATCTTCTAGCCGGCCTGGCTACCATCGACGAAGAAATTTCCCGAACCTCCACATCTGGCATTCCGATCATGCGAGTCGGTAAGACGGGCGTATTCGTGTATGGTCAGGAAGATACCGAGGTTCAGCCTGGATCGTTGTGGGCGCTGAATCCGTTCAGCATTCAGCACGGTTGGGCGTGCTGGCATAGCGACGGCGAAGGCTTGTTAGATGAAATGTATGTCCCTTTCAATCAGCAAGTACCCGCCAAGGCAACCCTGACCGATCTCGGCCATCCGTGGAAGAAAGCCTATAAAGTGCTCTGCCAATGCACGAACGGCGAGGACGAAGGTTTGGTATGTGAATACAAAACCACATCGCTCGGCGGTCAGGACTACTTCCGTGAGCTGGTGTCAGCGATCCGCGCCCAGGGTCAGAAAGACAAGGAAAAGATCGTTCCGGTGGTTGAACTCGAAGTCGATTCCTACAAGCACCCGAAGCACGGCCTGACCCTGATCCCGGTTCTAAATATTCAGGACTGGGTGACAATGGCCGGTCCGACCGAGGATGCCGAAGAAGTCGAGGAAGTCGAGGAAGTCGAGGAAGTCGAACCTAAAGCCTCGAAGAGCGCAAGAAAGACGAGCAAAGCGAAAGACGACAACAAGTCGGGTCAAACCGGCGGTCGTCGACGCCGAGCTGTCTGACGCCTGTGAAATAGGCGCAACCAAAGCCCCGCCTGGAACCTTTCGGATTACATGGTTTCCTCGGGTTCTGGGCGGGCACTTACAGGATGAAACCAATGAATATAGTGGCATACGGCGGCGGGACGAACTCAACGGCACTGTTAATTGAGTGCGTTAACCGTCGCATCCCGATTGAATTGATACTCTTTGCCGATACCGGCGGAGAAAAGCCGCACACCTATAAGCACCTGAAAACGTTTTCGAAATGGTGTAAGGCTAACGGCTTACCTGAAATTACCACGGTCCAGCAAGTCAACCAGTACGGCACGGCAATTACGTTAGAGCAAATTTGCCTCAACAAGCATGTGCTGCCGTCCCTGGCCTACGGGTTTAAAACTTGCAGCCAAAAACATAAACGTCACCCGCAGGATAAATTCGTCAATAACTGGCCGCCGGCGAAGGCTGCCTGGAAAGCTGGCGAGAAAGTGACAAAATTAATCGGCTTTGATTATGGTGAAGAGCGACGCGCCACAATGACCGAGGATAAAAAATACTTGTACCGTTACCCGCTCATTGAATGGGAAATGGGACGGGAAGACTGCATCCAAACAATTATCGACGCTGGCTTACCGGTTCCAGGAAAGTCGTCGTGCTTTTTCTGTCCTGCCTCAAGGCTGGACGAAATTAAACACCTGAAAGAAACCTACCCCGATCTATGGCAGCGTGCGCTTGAAATGGAAGCAAACGCGGAACTGACTTCGGTCAAGGGATTAGGGCGTCGTTTTAACTGGGCGAAGATAGCCGAAACCCGGTTAGACGATATACCCCTACCGCCTGAAATGGAATGCGGGTGCTACGATGGATAAAAACCAATGAAAACTCAGCTAACTGAACATGAAACGCTACGCCGCGAGGCGTGGGTGCGTGCGTGGGTGCATACCGCGCAAGCATCTAACTGCACAAACCCAAAATCCTGCACTACATTTGCCGACGCATGCTTGCAGGATTACGACGAGCGATTCAAACCGCCGAGACCCCCCACGTCATTACCGATTCAGGATTAAGGGGCGGGGTTATGAATGATCTAATTGAGCGACTGCAAAAAACACATCGCTATTTATGGACGAAAGCGAATGAATTAGCGACAACCGGAAAACTCAAACGTCGATTATTTGCTATGTCAAAGGATTGCACTGACGCCATAGCCGCCCTATCCACCCCACTACCGGAAGAGGTTGAGAAATACGCCGAAGCGCTACGCAAAACAGCGAGAGATAGCGCGGCATCCGCTCAGTATATTCCCGGCGATACCCGTACTTGCTGCACCGATTGGCCGGAATGGCAAGCCGCCGACATACTCGAAAGACTGGCGCGGGAGAATGCGGAATTACAGGGATTTAAGCGCATGTGTTTAATGCCGGGGCAAGAAAGAACACTGCGACTAATGGATGCCGAAGAAGAAATCACCCGCCTCGAAAAGCGGTGCAAGGAATGTGATAGAGCGCTTGAGCGAATCGAAAGTTACGCCGAAGATGTGAAACACCCTAATGTTAATCATCACGAGATTGGCCAGCACATTGTCGATATGGCCCAATCAGAACGGGAGCGGATACGGAATGGATAATTTAGCCTTTGCGGATTTCGAAACCCTGTCCCTGCTCGACGTGACCCAGGTCGGCGCCTACAAGTACGCCCGCGATCCTGATACCGATGCAACCGTACTCGCCTATGCTTTCAACGATAACCCCGTCGGGCACATCTGGTCGCCGTATTGGGCATGGCCCCGGCACGACGACTATATTGAACACTTGCTAACCCACGTCGAGGAAGGCGGCTATATGGTTTTCTGGAACGCCGGGTTTGATCGGCACATCTGGAACGAGGTCATGGTGCACAAATACGGCTGGCCTTACCTGCCGCTCGAACAAGTACTGTGCGCCCAGGCTCAGGCCGAGGCGAATAATTTACCTGGCAGCCTTGGGAAAGCTGCCGAATGTGCCGGCGTACCGCATAAGAAAGACCCGCGCGGCAAGGAACTGATTTCATTACTCGCGACCGGAACCCGCGCAACCTGGGATGCGAAAAAGAATAACTGCGACGAATTAATGGGCCATTTCCGACGCTACGGCCTGTTCGACGTGCTGACCATGCGCGACATCTGGAACTATTGCCGCCCGCTCATGGGTTGGGAATGGGATGAGTACCATGCGTCCGAGCGCATCAACGACCGAGGCGTTGCCGTTGACTACGAATTTTCCCGTGCGGCCCAAAGCTACGCCAGGGCCGAAGCGGAAAGCATTACCTCTGAAATGGTGGAACTCACCGGTGACCCGGAAATGACGGTGAACTCGCACGTTCGCAAGGCGCAATGGTTACACGGCCAGCTCTGGCCTGACCCGGAATTGCAAAGCCTGACCGAGCGCCCGCCGGCGAAGAAATCCCCGGAGAAGCCCCGGTTTAGCTGTGACCGTCCGACGCGCGAAACCGTGCTGGATCTAATCACCGGCCCAGATCACGCCGAAGCTTTCGAACCCGAGCATCTGGGGAAGATCGTCGAGTTCCTGGAACTGATCGAGGCGGGCAACTCCGCGGCGGTCAAGAAATTCACCGCTATCGTTAACCAGGCAGTCCCTGAATTGCAACAAATCATGCAGATCAACGCCGGCATACCACCGACCTACCGGGTTCACGGCGGCTATTCGTTCAACGGGGCAGGGCAAACCGGCCGGTTTTCGTCGCGCGGCATACAGGTTCACAACATCATTCGGCAACCGGTGAAAAAGGGCGATCCGAACCGCGCGATAGACGCAATCGAGGACATTATGGCCGGAATGCCAGCCGATGAGCTGGAAAACAAGTACAAATACCCCGTTTCTCGCCTGTTGGCACGATTATTGCGCCCGACTTTTATCGCTCCGCCTGGAAAAATGCTCGTTTGGGGCGATTACGACCAGATAGAGGCCCGTAAATTGCCCTGGTTGGCCCGTTCGACCGGGGCGGAGGCGAAGCTGGACCTGTTCCGAAACGGGCAGGACGTGTACAAATACGCAGCCTCACCTATATTTCGAGTGCCCCCGGACCAGATAGATGACGAAAGCACCGAACGGCAAGTCGGAAAAGTGGCTGAGCTCGCCCTTGGATTCGGCGGCGGAGTCGGCGCATTTCAGTCAATGGGCCGTAATTATGGCGTTATTTTACCGTCAAATCAGGCGCAAACTATCGTCAATACGTGGCGTGCGGCGAATGAATGGTGCGTTACCTTCTGGAATCAGCTTTGGGATGCTGCTATTCAGGCGTACTTTCACCCCGGTACATGGATGCCCGCCGGCCGGGTCAAATACCTGTTTCACCCCGGTTTGATGGGCGGAACGCTGATTTGTGAGCTTCCCTGTTCGCGCTGGCTGGTTTATCCGCAGTTCCGCCATCGCAAGGAAGTAGTCGAAGACGACGAAGGAAACGAGCACGTAAAGCTGCGTACAAGCTACGTTAAGGGGTTTTCTGGGGGGTTCGGCCGAGTTGACCTGTGGCGCGGAAAACTCGCTGAGAACGTCACCCAGGCATCCGCAGCGTCCATTTTGCGCCGTGCTTTGACCCGAGTCGACGATATGGCGGTTTTACATACGCACGACGAAATCGCGCTTGAAGTCGACGAGAAAAAGGTTGCTGTAGCAGAAACGCAGCTACAGAACGCCATGACCTACTTGCCCGACTGGGCCGAAGGGCTGCCACTCACCGCATCGGTCGAAAGCGGACCGTTTTACACGAAATGAAAATTCTTAAATCCCCTTTTGAGCGCTGCGACCCATTCGAACGTCAGATAGAAGTTAACGACCTAGTACAACAATCGCTAACAAATCTGGGACGGATCATCGAAATGCAAGGTGAGCGCATAGATTTACTGGTAAGCCGTATCGATGAAATTGAACGTAACGCCGCGACAAGGAAAAAGGATGACTCAGAATAAGGGAATGGGCGGCCACCAGAGCCGCAACATGCGAAAGGACGAATGGATTACCCCACCTTACATTCTCCAGGAACTCGGCCCGTTCGACCTCGATCCTTGTGCGGCGGTGCGTCAACCCTGGCCCACGGCTTTCAAGAGTTTCAACAAGCACGACGACGGGTTGAAACAGGAATGGCACGGCACGGTTTGGTTGAATCCGCCCTACGGTAATCACGTCAGGGACTGGATGAAACGCATGGCGGAACACGACAACGGTATCGCGCTGATATTCGCGCGCACTGAAACGCAAATGTTCCATGACTACGTGTGGAACAAGGCCCGCAGCCTTTTCTTTTTTCAGGGTCGGCTGTATTTCTATCACGCTAACGGTGAGATTGCGCAGCATAACGCCGGCGCCCCGTCGGTGCTGATCGCCTACGGTGCAAACATGAGCGAACATTTAGCACGGTTTGCCAAAACCTGGAATGGGAAGTTTATCGACCTATGAAAAAGTATTCCGACCTTGACGCCGACCAGCTCGCTGCCATCGATTTCATACTATCGGGTGAGGATACGCTACTGGCAGCGGACATCGGGACCGGCAAAACAGTGATATCGTTGACAGCCGCCAAGCTGGCCTTGTCGACGGGCGTCGTGAATCGCTGGCTGGTCCTCGCTCCGCTGCTGGTAGCTACCGACACGTGGGCGCACGAATCCAAGGAATGGGAACACTTGTCCGATAAAGACGTGGCGATTGCCTGCGGCGGGGAAAGCCAACGCCTGGAAGCCATTAACAGCGATGCGCGTATCGTCGTGATGAACTACGAGAATTTGAATTGGTTGTTAGAGCAGTTCCCCCGCGATCCGCGCAAGGGCACGGACGAATTACCGTTCGACGGGCTGATCTGCGACGAGCTGAGCAAGTTAAAGTCGGTCAACTCGAACCGCTTTAAGGCAATCCGTAACAGGATCCGGATATTCCATAAACGCATCGGCATGGACGGCGCCCCGGTTCCGAACGAGTTGCAGGAACTCTGGGGGCAAGTCTACATGGTTGACGGCGGCCAATCGTTCGGTCGGTCGTTCTATGAATGGCGCAAAAAGTTTTTCTACCCCATCGACTTCAATCAATATACCTGGCTACCGTTTGAAAAAACGCGCGAAACACTGATTAACACCATCGCCGACTTGACGTTTCGGCTGAAAGCCAAGGGATTACCTCAAGTCAAGCCGCTCGACCCGGCGTTGCTGCATATGCCGGAAGAAGTTCGCGGCCTGTATGACGAACTCGAACGTGAGTATTTCGCCACGGTAACCGACGTGAAAGGACGGCTACAGACGATTGACGTGGTCAGCGCCGGCGCCCTGACGGTCAAGTTGCAGCAAATTTGTTCCGGTTTCAGCTACATCGGCGAAGGTAAGAAGCGTGAGGCAGTTTGGCACAGCTACGCCCGCTTCGAGTGGCTGGATCAAGTACTGGAACATCTAGCGGGTCAGCAAGTGCTGATCTTCTACCACTTCAACGAAGAGCTGGACGAATTGAATCGCCGGTTTCCTGGACTTGCCCATCTGGGCCAGGGAGTAAGTACCGGTCAGAAGCGGAAATATATCGATTTGTGGAACCAGGGTGAGATCGATAATCTAGCCCTGCATCCCGCATCCGCCGGCCACGGGTTAAATTTGCAAAAATCCGGTGCCAAGCACATTGCATTTTTAACATTACCGTGGTCCGGCGGCCTTTACAAGCAAGTGGTTGGACGTTTGTCCCGCCGTGGTAACAAGGCGAAGGAAATACTTGTTCACACTAGCTTATTTGAAAACACCATCGACCAGAACGTATACAGTGCGTTGACGGGAAAGATGGACGGCCTGGAGACATTTTTAAATGACCTCGAAACGGCATGCAGATTTGGAAGCCCATCTGGAAACTAAATGCGTTGAATACGCAAGGACAAAAGACTATGAAACCATCAAACTCGATAAAGCAAAACGTGGCTGGCCTGACCGGCTATTCCTCGGACCGCACGGAATCAAAATTATCGTTGAATTCAAACGACCCGGAGAAAAGCTCCGCGCTCAGCAAGAGCATTTCCACGCCCGCATGGCTGGAATGGGTCATTATATTCATGTTATCGATCACTTTTCTGATTTTGTCGGGCTACTCGACTTCTACGGAAGCTGCGAACGATGATTACTTTTTTCTGCGGCTAGGCTTGCAGAAAACGCATTTCAATTCCGATGACGAGTTTTTCGAGCGCATGGAAGACAGCACCCAGGCCCACGTTACGGCAGGATGGGTAAAACCGATAGGGAAAAACTTCTATTTCGATTTCACCATCGGGCACGAATCATACCCTGGCCTGGGTCACCAGTTTAACGGTAATGGTGACTCCGAGCTGGTGCAGAACTGGTACGGCGTCGGACTCGAGTATCGGCTTTATTAAACAACTCTGCGCACTTTGAAATACGACCCGGCTTTGACCGTGGTCGGCGTCGCGTTCGATGTGGCCTGTGCCCATTCCAGCTTGAATATTCCGCCTGCCCCGGCCGACTCGATTGATCCGTGTATGCGGATAAGACTAACGTCACCGGTAATAAGCGCCAGTGTGATATCTGCGCTATGTCCGTGGCTCCAAACGCGAATAGTGCCGCCTGATACGCCGCCGCCTGCCGCTGCTGTTCCGCCGGTCGACACGACTTGATACGTACCGTCGGCCTCGGTTAGCCGGAAATCGAAATCGCCTGCGCTGTCACCTTCGACGACAATCAATGCTTCAAAGGTATATGTTGCATTCGCGGCAAGCGTAACCTGTAATTCATCGTCATCTTGCAACGTAGTCGAGTTGGCGACGGATTCATCGACGGTTTTGAAAACCGACAACTCGTTATTTGCAAGCGCCCCGCCGACTTCGAAATCACTTCCAGCATCGTCGGTGAACATCAACGTGTTCGGTACATCATCCCGAACCCAAAGGATGCCGCGTCCCGCCTGCGCTGCGTGTTGATGGTCCGATGCTTCGTTCAACCGGATATCGGAGTCAACCAGGAAATCAAGGCCGTCCTGATCGGCTTGGAATATGTTGCTGACGCCGTTACCCGCAAACCGAATCACGCCGTTCGGGTTTTGCAGGTCCAGCGTGTCACCCGCGTTCTGATAGGTGAACGTCGAAACGTTAACGCCGTTTTGTTGCCATTCCAGTACCGGGTTGCCAGTGACCGACGCATTAATCGAAACGCCCGTGTTGATATTACCGGCGTTACCGGCAATGACTCGATCCGGTCCTTCGGACAAACTCAATACGTCGAGCGATTCGGATAGCGTGGTCGAGTTGACCCAAACCGCAAATCGGTTTGCGTTCGGCGAACCCTGAATTTGAACGTCACCGCCCAGGCCACCGCTGACCCGGAAATTGGTTCCGTCGTAAAGAAACTCGTAAACGCCACCAGTTGCCAGATCGCCCGCACGCACCGCCCCGCCTTCGTTGTTGACGATAGTTACCGCTCCGATAGCGTTCACGTTCAGCGTCGGAGTGGTAGTCGTGTTAGCTGCCGGGAGTGAGCATTTAAAGAGCATCCCGGTAAAATAAGCCACGTAGCCTGTTTCGTTTAACGTAACCGTGTAAGCATCCGCCACACCGGCGCCTACCAGGCTACCGTTAATATCCGCAAAAAAGCGTTTCAACGTACCCTGAACCGCTCGGCCCGTGTTGTTCACGTCCGAGTAATTCATAGTGTTTTCCGGCCAGCCGTCCGGCGGCGCGTCGTCGTTGTTCGCGTCGATTACGTCCCAACCGTTTAATGTTCCCATTGTATTGCCCTCTATTCAGCCAGCCCGTAAAGCCGGATTGTACCACTTGCCTCAAGATTGCCGGCGGATGCCTGCACTCGAATCGTGTCCACGGCGGCGTTAATTCCATCAAGCCCTGCATGGACTACACGGAATTGTTCATCACCGGACGAGTTAACAAAGGTCGACTCAACGTTGACGTTGGCCCCGGTATTCGTCGACCGGTAGTTTTTCAAAATGATGGTCGCGTCCAGGCTTTCGCCTGCATTACTGCCTACTGAGTTACCGAGTAACACCGCGTCAGTAGGCGACATCGTTTGCCAAGCTACAGCCGTCAGATTTTGCAACACGCCGACATAATCCGTTGCGCCGCTATAAATAGTCGCCCCGTTAGCCGAACCGAGCTGTATTTCAACACTAGCCCCGTCGGTCGCTGGTATCAAGTCCTCGATCACCATTTTGATTTCGAGGTAATTTGTTTCGTCCCAGGTAAAATCTTCGTTAGCCCCGGCGCTGATCGAACGGGTTTCGATTCGTTCCCATTTGCCGCCGAGTGCCGAGGCGCTATCACCTGGCCACTCGATGACGATAACAATACCGTCCGCACCATCACCGCCTGCATGATTGGTTGCATCATTGACGCTGTGCACACCGCTGCCACCCGCACCTGGGTTGCTGGCGTTCACACCGGTTGCATCGTTCGGAGAGACTACCGCGCCGCCAAAACCTGGCGCAAAACCGCTATCCGGCTGCGGCGGGCGCGCACTGATCGTCTCGTTTCGTATTGCCGGGTTACCATCAAGATTGATTTGCCCGCCGGTACACGTACCGCCGAGGCCCGAAGTCGTGTCCGCGATCTGATTAGCGCCGCCGGTTCGGCCAGCGCCGCCACCGCCACCGCCTGCGGACAAGTTCATATTTGTACCGGGTCCGACGCTACCGACGACGGTTGTCGCGCCACCGGCTGAGCCTGGATTATCACCCGCAGCGCCACCGCCGCCACCGGCTCCAATAGTGATATTGTAGGTCGGATCGACCGTGGTCGTCGCACGACGGCACACACCGCCGCCGCCACCGCCCATCGATCGTGACTGGGAAAC